ATATAGGATCAGCATGGGTTAAGAAGTTATTTATAGATCCTGCTGAACCAAATACAAGAATAACTGAGAAGATAGAATATGAGCTAGATGGTAGAACACTGTCAAGCGAAATAACAAGAAAGTTTATAGCAGCATCAGTATGGGATAATCCGTATCTCACACAAGATCAAAGTTATGTTGCTATGCTGGCATCTCTACCAGAAGTAAAACGTAAGCAGTTTCTATATGGTGATTGGGATGTAGTAGATGAGGGAGCATTCCCTGAGTTTAATAAAGATATACATACGTGTGATAGTTTTGAGATACCTAATGGTTGGACTAAGATAAGAGCAGCAGACTTTGGATACTCAGCACATTCAGGTATACTATGGGGTGCAGTAGATTATGATGGATGTCTGTGGATATACAGAGAGTTGTATGTCAATCGTTTGACGGCAGATAAGTTAGGTCAGATGATTATGGAAGTAGAGTCTGATGATGGTAGAATACAGGATGCACTATTAGATAGTTCCTGTTGGGCTAAAAGAGGTGATGTTGGCCCATCAATAGCAGAGACTATGAATAGAGAAGGATGTAGGTTTAGACCATCGGACAGATCACCAGGATCTAGAGTAGCAGGTAAGATAGAGTTACATAAAAGATTGATGGTTGATGAAGATACAGATGAACCAAAGATAAAGATACTAAAGAACTGTAAGAATTTAATTAGTCAGATAGCTGCATTACCAACAGATAGTAGAAATCCAGAGGATGTAGATACTAAATCAGAAGATCACTTGTATGATGCACTAAGGTATATGATAATGTCTAGGCCAACAAACATAAGAGTAGCGTATGAAAATACACCTAAACACCGTTACCAAGCTTCCGACTCTACGTTTGGGTATTAAGTGTTCTGGGTGTACGTTGCTATGATTGCAGCGTTTGTATTGATTATTGGTGTATTTGTATACTGTCATAAGGATTAATTATGAGGAAACCTAGAAATTATAAACAGGAATACGCCAGAACACATGGTACACCTAAAGGTAAACTAGATAGAGCAGGTAGAAATAAAGCTAGAAAAACTTTAAATCCCCCAAAAGGAATGGAAGTACATCATAAAAATGGTAATCCTAGAGATAATAGCAAGAAAAATTTAGCGGTAGTATCTAAAAAAGTTAATAGAACCTTGCAACCTAAAAGGAAGAAATATGGTAGATAAGAACGAATTAAGTGCTTTAGAAGACACTAAAATTGAAAAAGACTCTTATGATAACCTAGTTAGCTACGTTAAAGGAAGATTTGAACGTGCAAGAACTAGAAGATATTCAGATGAGGAACGATGGGTACAGGCATACAGAAACTATCGTGGATTATATGGACCTGATGTACAGTTTACTGAAACTGAAAAGTCTAGAGTCTTTATCAAAGTAACAAAAACTAAAGTACTTGCAGCCTATGGGCAGCTAATAGATGTATTATTTAGTCAAAATAGATTTCCTATTGGTATAGAGCCTACTCCATTACCTGAAGGAGTGTTGGATACTGTTCACGTTGATCCGAAAGAACAAGAACAGGAAAAAGCATTAGAACAAATACAAGATCAATATGGTTTTCCAGGTGATGGTAGAGATCTAGAGCCTGGTACTACTACAGATATGCTTAAAGATATGCTTGGTTCTCAAGCAGAGGATTTAGAAGATATAGAAGGTCTTAAAAAAGGACCAGGACAAACTCAATCAGCTATTACGTTTCACCCTTCTATGGTTGCGGCTAAGAAGATGGAAAAAAAGATTAAAGATCAATTAGAAGAATCTTCTGCAACTAAACATCTAAGGCACTCTGTATTTGAGTGTGTGCTGTTTGGTACTGCAATAATGAAAGGCCCATTTGCTGTAGATAAAGAATATGCTAACTGGGATGAAGAAGGCGTATATGATCCAATAATAAAAACAATCCCCAAGGTAGAGTATACATCTGTTTGGGATTTCTACCCTGACCCAGATGCATTTAATATAGAAGATGCTACGTATACGATTGAACGTCATCGTTTAACTAGACCACAACTAAGAGCATTAAAGAAACGTCCCTTTTTTAGATCTGGTGCAATAGAAGAAGCAATTAAAGATGGTGAGAACTATTCGCAAGAATGGTGGGAAGATAGTATTCAGGATTCTGAAACTTCTTCTGATTTTGGAAGTGATGGTCACTCTGCTGGTAGTGGTGATGTAGAACGATTTGAAGTATTAGAGTTCTGGGGTACAATAGATAAAGACATAGCGTCATTACAAGATCTTGAAATTCCTGAAAAGTATATTGATGATGATGAAATACAAATTAACTGTTGGGTGTGTAACAATCAGATCCTAAGATTTGTTATTAACCCATTCACACCTAAACGTATTCCTTACGTTGCAAGTCCATACGAGATTAACCCATACAGTTTCTTTGGTGTAGGTCTAGCAGAAAACATGGATGACACTCAAACATTGATGAATGGTTTTATGAGACTAGCAGTAGATAATGCTATACTCTCAGGTAATCTATTGATTGAGGTAGATGAAACAAACCTAGCACCTGGTCAAGATCTTACAGTATATCCAGGTAAAATCTTTAGAAGGCAAGGTGGTGCGCCAGGTCAAGCTATATTTGGTACTAAGTTTCCAAACGTGTCAAGTGAAAACATGATGCTATTTGATAAAGCAAGAGTATTATCAGATGAGTCATCAGGTCTACCATCGTATTCATATGGACAAACTGGTGTGCAGGGAACAGGCAGAACTGCATCAGGCATCTCTATGTTGATGGGTGCAGCTAGTAATTCAATACGTACAGTGATTAAGAATATGGATGACTATATGTTACGTCCTATGGGTGAAGCATTGTTTGCATTTAATATGCAGTTTGATTTTGATCCAGAGATACGTGGTGACTTAGAAGTAAGAGCTAGAGGTACTGAAAGCTTTATGAAGAATGAAGTTAGATCTCAACGTCTTATTAGTTTCTTACAGATTGCAAGTAGTCCTGTATTAGCACCGTTTGCTAAGTTCCCATACATTATGCGTGAGATAGCAGCAACAATGGATTTAGATGTAGATAAAGTTACTAACAATCCTGAAGAAGCATTTAGACAGGCTATACTATTACAACAAATGCAACAGCAACTAGTAGAAGATAATCCTCAACCTCCTCAAGATCCTACAGGTGCAGGTGCAGGTAATATTGGTACTGGTCAAGCTCCTGCTCCAGGTGAGCAAGGTTTTACTACAGGGGGTGGTCCTAATGCAGGAACACAACAACAACAGCAACAGGCTCAAGCACCCCAAGCACCTCAAGGTCAGGGTGGTGGACAACAAATACCACCAGAGTTATTAGCAATGATGCAGCAAGGAGGTGGTGGTAATGCTTGACGTTAAAACTGCTAGAGACATTTTACCGTTAGTAAATACACCAAACTTTGAAGAATTGTTTAACTTATATTTAGACTCTAAAAGACATGATGCGCTACGTGTACTAGAACAGAGTGATAATAAAATAGAAATATATAGAGCGCAAGGTGCTATTTCCATACTCAGAAAGTTAAAAGGTATGCGTATAGAAGTACAAACAATATTAAAAGGAACTTAACATGGCAACTCCTCCAGTACCTAAACCTAACCCAAAAGATTTTAATCAAGAAAGATATGATAGACTTACTAAAAATTTGCTGGAAATTATTGCATCAAATGAAGGAACATATAATTCTAATTTAATTCCTGAAAAAGCAAAAGAAATTATAAAAACTCCATATGATATGGTATATGGTTATGGTAAATATTTATTTCCTAATAAACCTCCTACAGAAATGACTATTAGGGAAGTTATTGATTTTGGTAGACCATTAGTTAATAAAACAATAAAATCAGGTTTAGGTTCTTCTGCTATGGGTAAATATCAAGTGATGGCTAATAGTTATAAAAGAAACAAACCAAATAATAAAGGAGTATTAGAAGAATTTGCTAATAAATTAAATTTAAATATAGATACTCAACTTTTTACTCCTGAAATTCAAGATGCTATTGCAATTAGAATGTTAGAAGAAAGAGTACCATCTTTAAAAGATTTTGCAACTAGTGAAACAGATGAAAACCTTAATAAAGTTTTAGATGAATTAAATGCTACTTGGAGAGGTGTACCAGATTCAAAAAATGAAACTAGTGAAGGACAAAATTTAACAGGATTATCTGTTGAAGAAATAGGAGATGAATTAAAAAGAATTAAATAT